CGTTCGGCTTTCCGTGGCTCTTCTGCTCAAATAGCCGGATGCGCCGTTCCTGCGCTGCCACTACCCGCATCAGCGTGTTGATGTTGTCGGACAACTTTTCTATCTCCGTACCGTGGCCGTCGACGATCTCCTTCAGCCATTTCATTTCTTCGTCGTAGGTCATTACTTCTTCTTCGCCTTCTTAGCTGCTGTTTTCTTCTTCGTGCCCCATCGCGCAGCGGCCGCCTGCTTAGCCCGTTCCGAGCGTTCCTTCTGAGTCAGCGTTGCTATGCCCTTCCGAACCTTCGCCTTGCCTCCGCGACTTCCTATTTCCGCCAGGTACTCACTAACCGGATCTCGCTTCTCCGCCATCCTTCATTAGTACCATAAGCCGCTTACGCACATTTTGGCTTGGGTACTTGCGTACCACAAGCCGCTTATGGCATCATACTTATGTACCCAGTAAGTACATAGGAGAAACGATGCGATACGAAAACTACGGGCCGATGGACATAGACGAATACGACCCGAACGACGAGCCTGTCTGCGTCTGCGCGGATTACGTGGGCTCCACAGAAGTCACATACTGCAAGTCATGCATGACCTATACGGACGACGCCAACCTGTTGGCGCCCGAGACTATCGAGGCTATGTTGACCAACACAAATCGCGTAATGAGCGCACTATATCAAGCAATGGACAAGAAGGACGCAGCATAATGGCTAGCAAATCATCCGCAATTGAAACTTACCGCGAGGCTCTCTCAGAGCTTCAGAACGCAGTCAATGCACTCGACATGGCACATGCGCTGCTGCGGGATCTCGGCTGGCACAACTACGTCGAGACCGGCTACGGCCCGAGACGCCAGACCCTCCAATCGATGGTCTATGACGCTGACGGCCTGCTCCGGGACGCGCAGAACATCATCTGCCCCGAATGTGCCAAACCGATGGCGGAATCGGAAGATTGCCTCTCGGGCTGCTGCCCGGATTTGGTAGGTCACGTCAATGGCTAGCCCTACCGCGGTACGTCGCGACACATTAACCTTCGAGTCCGACGTTGTCTATGAGCTGGTCCTGAAATACCAGACCGGCAAACAGATCAGCAACGGCAATATCATGTTCACCACGTCGCAGGATCAGGTGTTTTTCCTGCGGCCCGACAACGCGCAGAAGATTCACGCGCTGGGCCTGCAGGTCAACGAACCGTTCGAGTTAGTGAAGCGCAACAGCGGCATCGTCGTGCGAAGAATCGGGCAGCAGCCGGAATCGTCCCTCCCCAAGAGTTGGATTCCGACCGCCGCTACAGCTAAGACAGAGGAAGGTCGCGATGCCAATCAGAACAACGCTGCTCCGTCTTCGCAGCCACAATCTAACACACTGAGTGGCATTATGGCTGGCTCGTACATTGCCGCTATGGATGCGTTGATGATCGCGCAGGATTACGCCGAGGCGAAGGGGTTGCCTTTCCGGATAAGCCCGATGGAACTGAGGTCCGCGGCATTATCTGTGTTCATTGCTCAGACCAAAAACATAGGTGGCCCATGGCAAAAGTAATTACTTGGGTCATCTACGTTCTGAAGAACCCACGTACCAATGAAATTCGGTACGTGGGCTGGACATCCGTAAGGCCACAACGGCGATTGACTGTCCATATCCACGAAGCTGTCTACAAGCCGCGTAAGAACTATAGAGATCGATGGATCTCATCTCTCGTGAGTACCGGCCTTAAGCCCCTCATGGAGATCGTTGAATCCGGTATAGGCGATGGCTACAACGAAGCTGAACGCCGTTGGATTGCTCACTATCGTATCAACGGTGCGCGATTGGTGAATGCCACAGAGGGAGGTGAAGGCTGCTTAGGACGCATTGCTTCTGCTGCTACGAGAGAAAAGCTAAAAGCCTCGCCGGAAAAACGGGCAAAGATGTCTGTATCACAAAAAGCCCGCGCCAAGCCTTCCGCTGAAACAAGGGCCAACATATCTGCAGGCCAACGAAAACGCTTGGCAGCAATGACACCTGAGGAACTTTCCGCGCGGAGCCGGAATGCTGCATTGAAATACTGGGCGAAGAAAACACCCGAAGAGCGCTCCGCCCTGAACAAACCTCTCTTGGAGAAAAGTCTGGCTGCTCGTCCATTCGTGGTTTCTGCTGAATCAAGAGCGAAAATGGCCGCCGCTAAACGTAATGCTGGTCCTTTGCCCCCGGAAACACGGGCTAAAATATCAGCCGCCATAACAGGCATGAAACGCTCCCCGGAAACGCGAGCCAAAATGTCTGCAGCAAGAAAACGGAGAGTCGCATGAGTGCCATCACTGTATTACCTGTCAAAGAAACGTTAACGACTCTTACAGAGCGTCTTACCGAATTACTCGACACGATTGATATGTGCGAGGACCCAGATGTTCGGCTTGAATGTGAAGCCGAGATCATGGACGTTCTCACGCGCCAGATGAATAAGATTGATCGGATGGCAGAATATGTCGACGCGCTCGAGTTCAGTATTGCTCTTCGAAAAAAACAGGTGCAACTGCTGGAACGGTCAAATAAACGGGAAGCCGCCATCCTCGAGCGCATCGACAACGCCATCCTGCGGACGATGGATGCGACCGGCCGCAAGTCCTTGGAAGGCAGTCTCTACTCGTTTAGCTTGCGGAAACTTCCGCCATCCGTCGAAGTGATCAACCAGGCCGCGGTCCCGGCGCAGTATATCCGCACTACCGTCAGCGAATCGGTGGATAAGCAGATCGCGAAGATCGACCTGAAGAACGGCGTCTCGATTCCCGGCCTGCAGCTTGTGTCTGACCGTAAAGGCGTGACACGCAAATGAACCGCACACTCACGGGCCGGGAGCAGCAAATCTCGGCCCTTGTCGCCACAGGCATGTCCAACAAAGCGATAGCCGCACAACTCGATATCAGTGAGCAGTCCGTGAAAAACATGCTGCAGCGGGCGTTCGCAAAAACAGGTGCCAGCAATCGCACAGAGTTAGCTTTGTTGATGCTGAAAGTTGCCGCATGATGCTGGCCCGCTATCTCCCAATGCGCCGGAAAGCGTTGAAGACGTACCGCGGCCGGGAACTCGACCCGAAATATCTCGCGTGGGTCAGAACGCAGCCGTGTGCGGTTCCGGGTTGCACCTCGCATTACATCGAAGCAGCGCATGTCGGACCTCGAGGGTTCGGCGTGCGCTGCCACGATCGCGAAGCAATCGCTTTATGCGTGGGACATCACCGGAATCGGGCGGATGCCCATCATCGTCTAGGGAAGCGTTTCTGGATATTCCACAATCTAAATCGCTTCGACGTGATCCGGTATTTTAATCACCGTTACGAAAATACAGATTGACGTCCTACCCACTTTTTACGGGTAGGGAAACCCGAAATATTTCGGATTGCCGTTAAGGTGGGTTTTCACTTGCCTTGCATTACGGTTAAGGCATATCGTGGAGGGGCGCTGGCAGCAGTACTAGCGCAGAAAAGGTTTTATGTTGTGTCTTTTCTATCACAGTACTTCACGGCTTGGTTAATCGTTGTTGGTTACCAGTCTTCTCCGTGTTACGATTTAAATGCCCGTCTTGCTAACGGGCAGCAGATACGTAGCATGGCGGCCGTACCCGCTCCCCAGCGGGTAGTAACACCGGCCGCCAACTACCGAACCCCTCGGTGTTACGAGGGACATATTGGACAGAATCCATCCAATCCGGCTAAAGCTCCAGAGCGGAGCAGGCGTTCGCCCGGAACGGGTCCTCCGATCGCATATAGCGCTTCAGCGTCCCGAGCGACCGGTGTCCGCTATGCCGTGCGGTCACAATCTCTCCCACGCCCCCCTCCAGAGCACTCGTAATAAATCCTGCTCGCAAGCTGTGCGCCGCGTACTCGGCTGTATCCAGGCCGAGCGCTTCAGCGCCCCTCTTTACAATCATCGCCAGCGTGTTTGTGTGAATGGGTTTTTCGTGGGAGATTTTAGACGCCCGCATTCCGCAGAAGACCGGCCCCGGCGTGACGCCGCGGTAGGTCAGCCAAGCCTTCAAAGCCTGGACAGGACATGTGTCCGCGTGCTTGCCGTTCGGCACTCCGATATAGCGGCCGATCCCGGTCTGGTCCTGCTTCTCCCTGCGGACATGGACCACAAAGCCTTCGGGCCGGAAGTCCACGTCCTCGAGTGTGAACGTCGCGAGGTTCGATCGCCGGAGAGCCGACGTAAAGCCGACCAACAGCACGGCCTGGTCGCGGGTGCGCGCCGGCTCCGGGCGGTCGATGCTCCACACCATCATCCGGAGTTGCTCGACAGTGATCGCCGCCTTGCCACGCATTTGTTCCCCGCGAATCCTTTGCGCCCCGGTGAGGATCGTCAGAATCTCCCGCCGCGAAGGCTCGATACATCCCCCCACACGGTGGTGATGGATGATGGCGCAGACATGGTGCCGCAAGGTGCTGACGCGCTTGTTGTGAAGCAGAGAATCCGTGATGTAAAGCCTCACGGTGTCGGTGGTGGCGGGAAGGGCTTCCCTCCCTTCCTTGGCACACCACAGGCAAAAGGTTTTCCAATCGCTCGAGTAGGTTTCGAGCGTCCGTGGCGCACGAATCGATTCCTCGAAGTGAAGGCTTTCCCGAAACAGATCATTCTCGTCGTTTGTGAAAGCTTCGCGAAACAGGGGGAGTTGCTGGTGAAGTTCCATGTATCAACTGCACCAAACTTGAGATGCGCTCACGGTGAGGCTAGAGCGGATTATTTACTAACGTTGGACAAAACACACTTCTGGAGGCGAATGTGGCGAATGCAAAGTTGTCAACTTTGAGTACGTGCAGCTGGCGGCCAGCTTGGGGCAGTTTGGAAAGGCCCCCTCCAATGGAAAATAACTCGTTGCTGCTCCATGCCTGAGAAACATTTAAGGCAGCGACAAGTTACCAAGCCCAGAGAAGGGAGGGTACTACTGGCTTTATTCTGACATAAGTCTTCAGCCCGTCAACCCTCAATCGACCCTTTTTGTAAATTTTGCCTGCGGTGGCGCGTTGCGCCGGATTGGGTGTTGGCTTACATGCCGGATCGGGATCAGGTCTTTCGAGAGTTTCATAAGCAGGTTGGAAACAAGCCGTTTGCCCCGGATTTTATCGACTCCCTCATCACCGTGATGCGCGCGACCGAGGCCGCCTGCTGGACCGAGCAGGTTTGGGCTTGGCAGCGCTGGCGATCGTGGGCCAACTCCTCCAAGTACGCCGTCAGCGACTGGAACCCGGACAAGGCGTGGTATCTCGACCAGCTCGACTGCTGCCTGGATCTCTGGTGGCTGCAGCAGGGGCGGGATGTGAAATGGATCGAGGGGCAGTCTCGGCAATCCAGGGAAGACTACCGGAAGGACTTCCGGCGCAAGCGAGAGGAACAGGAATACCCAGACCTCGTTGCCCTGAAAAACCCGATTAACCACGCGTTCTCTAAATTACACTCTCGCGGGAATCTTGACTTTGGGGGGCGGAAGATCTATGCTCTCGTTTCCCCGCCGGCTACTCCCCCGTCCCCGAAAATCACGCGGACCAATGATTTGTCCATCAAGAACAAGAAGTTTATGGACTGGTGGAAAATCACGTGGACCAATGATTTTCAGGAATTCGAGGAAGCTCGAAAACGGTACAACGAGGCAAGACAAATCGCGCGGACCGCATATCAGAGATACCTGGACCAAGGGATTTCTGAAGCCCCTATCCTTATAGAGAAAATAATAGATAATACTTCGTCGTCGTCAGATACCTCCGCACTAGAAGAAGCGACGACGACGATCTTCCCGGACATTCCTCTTGAAGAACACACACCTCCACCTCCTACAACTGTTGGTTTAGATCTCGGGGGAGGTGAAACTAACGGTGCTCCCCAGGAGGTGGTGGTAGATGCTCTTGAGGAGGAACTTCCAGATTTACTGGCAACCCACGGGAAGGGCTCGCCGACAAAAAAACAATTCTCAGAAGTCCGGAATGAGATTTCCAAGCTTCCGGAACCAAAGCAAGAAGAAGCTATCTTCGTCCGTGAGTACCTGCCACCCCGACTCTGTAAGATCCAACACGCTGGGGCTCTGCCGACGCTGGCCCAGGAGTTCGTGCGAATCCGGCTAAGGCAATTAGAAAATCAGAAATCCGTCGCTACGGCCCCCGCATCCCGTGCCGCGCCGCCCCAAGACCAGATCGAATGGGCTCGCGAAATCCTGGCCCATCGGGAAGATCACCCCGCCATAGACATCGAAGTAGCTGAAACGCTGATGGGGATGGCGAGCCATGAATGACCATCGGCCATGCGAACGGAAGTGTAAGGGCACATGCGGATTATGGAAACACCACTCACGATTCGCTAGCCGCAAGCGCGAAACCCCAAACGGTACCGTTTGGGAATTTGATGGAACATGTCGCGACTGCCAGCAAATTGAGCGCAACGAACAAAAGAACAAGGACCGGCCGTTAGCGATTATCCGGGGGCGCGCTCAATCCGCCGCACGTGAGGCCAGGACAACGATGGAGTTCTTCTGGACGCAGATGAATTATCGGGCGCTGGTGCCGTGGTTGCGGGCGATGATGACGCATGAAGGACTTTGCATAGGTTGCGGTCATGCATTCGTAAACGAGCGTGATATTCAGATTGACCACTTGTTTCCGCCGCGATATCAGCAAGACTGGGCACGCCTTCATACAAGGAATCTACGATTAGGCTGCGCTTCCTGCAATAACAGCAAGGGTTCAAAGGACCCTGCTGTTTGGCTCGATGAACAGGAAGGCGCACGCCTCAGCAACCTGGAATATCAGGAGAAACCAGTCGAGGTCATGGATGACCAACCTCAACTCTCCCTTGGTTTCTGAGAACCGAACGAGGCTACAGTGACCCCTCCTGAGGTAGCCGCAGCCTTAAAAGTCCTAGCCGAGCGTCCAAGATTTGGGGACAAAGAACAACTCTACGCACTGGAGGTGATGCAGAAATGGCAGGAAACAAACTGCAGGTACTGTCAACTGGGGATCACGAGTTCGACGGCGGGGAGGTACCCGTGTCAGGTGTGCGAGGGGACGGGGAAGGTATGGATCCGGAGGTAGGGCACTACTTTCTCGACCCGTGCCGTGTGATGGCGGCGATCTCGCTGCTGACCGGCGAACATGCACAACACATCCGGCGACTGCAACGGAAGTACCTGCGCCGGCCGGAAGCCGAATTTGTCGCGGCTGTCTCCGAGTACCTGGTCGAGTCGCTGGGAGTCGAACGCATCGAGGCCCGCTACTACCTCATGGAAGCCGGCGAGTATCCCTGGCCTATGCCCTTCGCGTAACCTAACCATCGGGCACACCGATGGTTATTCCGATCGACAAACAACTCACAGACTTAATACAGAAGAGAAACTTCTCGCGCTGGACAACGGCGAAGGCGAAGGTGCGACGGATGTCACGCCTGACCAGGCCGTCAGACTGCCAGCTCTGCGGGAAGGCAATTGTGGGGGGACAGATGTACCGGGACGGGGGGATTCACAACCGGGCGCACGATAAATGCGTGGCGGGCACTTTGTGTGCGATCTAGCGGGATTGCAGGCAGGGATTGAGGCAGGATTTGGGTACTAAAAGGCTATCGACGAACTTGTCGTCTGGTTGGTAGTCTCTAGGTTTGGTTCGGTTACGGGGTGTGGTGGGTAAAGACCTTCTAGAGGTCTGATGGGATGCCTGGAATGGCAATTCCAAGCACCCCGATACTAATCGGACCAAGGGGGGTGAAGCCTGTAAACAACCGCATGCCTAAAAGCAGCGGCTTCTCATTGGAGGACGACATGGCAAACTTTCCGGCTTACCAAACTCCACGATATTAGCCTTAAATCCCTGGTTCGGCCGTGCGTTCCCAGGAGGCCGTTGTGCCGGTTTACACGGGAAGGTTGTTATCTCTCCCGCCGCTATCGCTAGCGGAGCGGCATTCGCTTGTGACCGCTCCTCAACCTCACCCGTAGAGCGTCCCGATTGCTCGGGTAAAACACAAACGGCAGAGCCATTTCAATCTATTTTCGCAGTCGCTACGACTGTTGTATATAGCCCAAAAGGCTCATTTTACCCCGAGGCCGAAGCCTATGAAGCTGATCCTCATACTCAGAATCGTTATCGTTTACGCGATGACGGTTGCTGTCAGGTTGCGGTTCCGGAAGGAGCCATAACTTAGTCAGCAAGGGGCCTCTCACCAGGCCCCTTTTGATTATACGCAGTTGCTTTCAGAATGCCAGTGGGTACTATTTGGCTATATACAGCGGCTGGACACACTTGTCACGATAGGAGCTATGAAGCTCCTTATTTTGGCAATATTACTGGCCGCTGCTGCGTTCGCGCAGCAGGCACCACGCCTTTACTCGAACGATGGCAAAGGCGTTTATCTCGGCAACCTGTCAACTAACACGGTCGACCCGTACTCCACGTCCAACCCAGTCGGAATCTACGGCAGTCCGGTCAGCCCGTTGTCGATTAACAATCCTGTAGGCATCTACGGCAGCCCTGTCTCGCCGTACAGCGCCCGTAATCCTGTCGCTACTTCGGCGCCGATTATCGTGGCACCGCGTTCGACGTACCCCACGTACTCCACGCCATCCTGGTCATCGTTGCCGTCTCTCAGTACCAAGTGCTGCTCTGACTGGTCCTGGTAAATGCGGTTGTGGTTGAAGTTCTGCTTAATCTGGGCAGTCTTCTCGCTGGTATGGGGGCCGCTCACCGGCCCTGATACGGTGAAGGACCGCATCCTGCATGCCTTCGTCCCGCTGATCATCCAACTCGTCACAGCTCCGATCATTCGCGCCCTGAACTTTCGGCGGATCTATCGCGAACATGGAATGGACGTGGTCTATTGCATGATCGGGGTGTGGGTCTTCGTCCTGACGGTGTTTCTCGGCCCGGGGTTTGCCTATAAGTGGGGCTATCCACGTGTAGGAGACACACTGCTCGGGGTTCTGATCTTCTGCCTGGTATACCTGCCGCTACTGCGATTGTTGTTCTGGCTGGGGACGCTGGTGTTTAAGGGGTTGCGGGCTCTGGGGCGGTTTGTGTTTGCTGCCGCAGCTTCGCAATATACTCGTTCACCCGAGCCGTAGCGGTACTCATCCGCGCAGGACCGTAGCGTCGTGGATTCATCTTCATGCCGTTGTAGACATTGATCGCCAGCCGCGATTTGACGTTGGGGTGGTCAAGCACGGAACGAAGAATCGCCGCCGCTGCTGCTAGTTCACTGCTTCCGGTTGCCGCATACACACCTCCAGCCGTCGCCGGAGTAGCGAGGCTGAACAATTGATAATTTCCAGTCCTCGCCAGAGCCCGCTCCAGTTCCGGGGCGAGATCCAGTGCCTTCGATTGCCGCGCCGTGAGTTCGCTGATCTCCGGTAATTGCGCGGCCACTTCTTCGTTGATGCCGCGGGCTATCGCTTTCCGCGCCTCGATGCCGGCGGGCTTCTTTTTGCCGTACTGGCCCTTCAGGCTTTGGTAGGTGCCGCGCTTGATGTCATGCGCCGTATCGACCGGGATCGGTTGCGCGGTGCCAGGAATCGGTTGCGTGGTTGTAGGCGTTGGCCCTGGCTGTCCTGCGGGGAACGTAGCCTGTCCATGCTCTTCGAGGAACTCCTGCTTCACGTCAGCGAGTTTCTGCAAGTCTTTGCGGGGCGTTGCCTGATTTTGGAATTGCGGCTCGAGGGCATCTAAGCGCTTAGCGACATCTTCCGGAGAGATGGTGATTCCTGCTTTTGCTGCTTCATCGACATATCCCTTAACTTCTTTATCGAGGTCGGAGACAAGCCCCCAAATCTTCTTTGCTCCCGCGCGGCTGACCGGGATACCTTCGTCAAGGCCGGTCTGAACCATCCGTTCCACCCGACCCGTTTGCGTAGTGAGGCTGGGACGGGGCTTCAATGCACTCTGGTAAAGTTCCTCTGGCCGGTATTGCGATAGTGGGGTGTTGGGCACACGCAATGGAGATGCAGCTACGTTGAAGCCGACACGGATCGGATCAGTCCACGCAGATACGGCGTTCAACGCTTCACCCGTTTTGCCTAATGCACCGGCAACTCGCGGGAGGTTCGCCATCCGGCCAAGCGTGCTTGCTCCGCGGGCCGCCAAGCTTCCAGCTCCGAGCACCACTGACAAATCCGCTGCCGTGCCTACAGGGTCCTGTAGAGCCGTGTTAGCAGCGTTCTCGACGCTGCCGTATCGTTGCTTGTAGAATTCCCCTACCGCTTCCGGGTACTCCGTCATTGGCTTCGGCCCAACGTGTCCAGGACCGAACTTGTTAGCGATGCCCATAGCCAGATTGGCTATGCCCGTAGGAGTTGCGCCGAGGGGACGATCTAAACTGATCCGGTTCCCCTTCTCATCAAGCACCATGCCCTTCGCTGCATCCCATACCTGCCCAGCGAATTGGCCGCCCGAGCGCACGAAATTTCCAGGCAGGTCTTGGATTCCTCTGGGTGGTCCTTGCTTCTCTTGCTGTTCATGCTCTAGCCGCTGATACATCAGCCAAGGGGGTTCTTTGTCGTCAGGCATCTTAGTTCACTTTTTGGTAACTGTCTTTTTTCTTCCTGTCGCCACCCGTGTAGCGATAGCCGTTAACGACATCTCCGGGTTTGAGTAAGACGTCTCCCAACGGCACGACTGGCGCCGCGCCCGCTGGCGGCGCGGATGGCTTAGCCTTAGGAGCCTGTGGCGCAACAACACCAGGGCTGTAATCAACGACAACGTTTTCTGGGTCGAGATTGCTACGTGATGCAATGGCGCCATAGGTCTTACGTATCTTGTCCTGGTTGGCTTCTGTCTGGCGGTAGATCTTTTCCGCTTCTTCTACGAATTGATTGCGGATGGTGGGATCGAGGCGCTCGCCGTTAATCGCTTTGTTGTACATCGCCTGCACCCGTTGAGGGATGCTGCCTGCATTCTGAGCCGTGGCGAACTCTCCTTCACGCACCGTCGATCCGGGATCGAGGATCTTCATGTAGGCAAAGATGAGGCTGATGTCTCCCGGTCCCGTCTGGCTTTGCGCTGCCCCTTGGACCTTGCCGAACGCATCGCGGATCGTCAGGTAATTCTTCGACTCCTGCCGGTAGTCGTCTCGCAGTTTCGCTTCGTTGCCCACTTTCTGATCTGCCGACAAGATCATTTGCGGAGCCGATGCTTTGCCTTGGGTCGCAAACTTCGAGAGCGCTTTATCCGCCTGTTCCTGCTCTTCACGGGAAGCATTAGGATCAACGGAAATCCGAATCCAATCTCCTGCAGTCTCCGGTAATACGTTTGCGGCCGGTACCCACATCGACAGCGCCTTCTGCTTGTTGGCTGCGTTAAACCGGGGCGGCATCAACGGTTGCAGACGAATCGGCAAACCCTTGATCGCCCGCGTCCAAGATTCCTGATCGTTTGCGCCGGCCATCTGTGGATACGCTGCCTTAAACTGCTCTTCTTCGAATTTGAGGTCTGCGGCCTTCGCTTCTGTCTCGCCTTTCAATACCGTCTGCAGCTTCTCTGGCGTGTAGGCCGCGGAGTACTTCTGCTGCCATTGCTGCTCAGTGGGCGCGAGAGGCGTTTCCTGGCCTATCTGACCGATGCCAAGCCGCTGCGCCTCTGGCCGCATCAGGTCTTCCATAACAGCCTGGTCCATCGCAGCTTGACGACCCTCTCCTTGCACGTTGCGGACACCATACAGCACGTCTGCGACTTGCTGTTGCTGCTCCGTCTGTGCTTTGCGTTGTGCCGAACCCTGAGCGAGCCGTGCTGTCTCGCGTGTAGCTTCCTTCGTAGCCCATTCGGCAGTCAGATGCGGATCGATCGCTGCGAGGTCCCGCAGCGTGGCACCGCGGCCGATCGCCTGACGGAACTGCTCCGCCCGCTGCCGGTCTTCCTGCTCATACTGCGCTTTACGGGCGTGCTCCTGCATCGTTTGCTGCTGCAATTGGTATTGCTGCTCCCGGATGCGTCTCTGGTCCATCAGGTCGCGGAGGGTCCGCAGCTTCGAGTAGTCGTCTAGTGGATCCGCCCACTGCACACCGCGTTGTTTCAGTAAGACTGAGGGGTCCATAGTGTCAATTCCGCTTGTACTGTCCGGTCGCCCAGTCGTAGGTGTAGCCACCTGATTGCGGGCTGCCATACGGGTTGTAACCGGCCCCCATCGCGCCGGCCATCTGCATCCCGCCGCCGACAGCGTTCGCGCCTCCACTCCACTGGTCCGCGGTAGCCTGACCGACACCGAGGATGCTGTTCGCTTCCGACTGCACCCCGCCTAATCGGAGCTGCCGCGCCATATCCCCGTACCGCATGGCGATATCGGCCTGCCGGTTCTGGCCTTGAATCCCCCAGTCCCCTTGCTGCTGCGCCGCGCTGTTGCGCCATCCGCCCGCGGTCTGGTTGGTGCCGATCAGGTTCTGTCCGGCCGCGCCCGATGCCCCATAGCCGGTATTCACCAGACTGCTGAGGGTGCCGAGCCGTTGCTGCCGCGCCTGCTGATTCGCCTGGAATCCCGACAGGCTCCGCTGAAACGCATTCTGGTATTCCTGCGAGGCCATGTCCTGCCCGTAGCGTGTGAGGGCTTTTAATGTCCCGCCGGTTTGCCCGATGCCTCTACTGGCCGCGCTGCGTTCCAAGGCCTTCAGGCCCTCCGCCTGACGGAAGGCATAGCCGGGGTCCATCTCGAGCCCCTGCCCCGTGAAGCGTTCTTCCGGGGCCTGCGCGAGGCTACTCAGCGTGGTCAGCGCATTGCCGCCGGCATCGATGTACGGGTTGAGGTACTCGTTCGCTGTCCGTCCCGCCCCGATCAGGTCGTCGCCCGAACGGTTCGCTACGCCGGACAGATCCCGCCCGGCCACACTGTAGGCTTCGCCGATTCCGGGGTTGATGGTTTCCGGCATCTGAAGCGCATTCGCTGCTTCATTGCCGTATCCCTGCTGCAGGATGCCGCCGGCCTTCTTGGCCGCGGCCTTCTGTGCCCGACCCGCAAAGATCGAGCCAATCCCTTTGACAAGAGAACCACCCGCCATCAAAGCCATCGTTACCGGATCAGCCATAGATAAACCCTCCTTCGCGCTAAAGCGAAAACTACAGATGTAGTAATACGTTAATGCTATTGCCGCAAATACGGCATCAGGTCAACGTGCTTCGGTTCCCCCGCCGTAACGCTGGCGCCCGTCAATGTATGGTTGTGCGCCGTGCCTGCGCTCGAGGTGGTCGGCGGAATATCAGTCGTGTGCTTGTGGCCGCTGCGGGTTGCCAGGTAGATGCTGGCAGGCGCGTAGTCCACTTCAAGCCCCCCGGTATCCTGTGCGCCACTCTGGCAAGGCCCCGGATCGACGGTGTGCGTATGACTCGATTCGTTATCCGTCGTTCCCGAGATCGCGCCACCGGTAGCCGGCACAACCGTTGGTGAGTACGCGGCCGCGCCTTTGGCATACGCCGTGATCAAATTCGGCGTGGTGATGGCGGATGTAGTCGCATTCCCGAGAGTCCGGAAGGTAGACGTGCCGTTGCACAACGCCCAGCCGGTGCCGGGGTCTGCCGTGAACCACGCGATCTCGCCGCTGGCCCGATCCCCCGGCGCGTATTGCCAGGTGCTCCCGGTCCATCGCCAGGTGTGCGCGTAATCGGCTGCGTAAAACAGAAAGTTGGTGTCGTAGACTCCGAGATCCGTGGGCTTATTCGTCACCGCCGCTCCCCGCATCGTGCCGGCTACATACACCCATTGCGGCGCTGAAGTGGGCGGCACTGTGGCCGGCACAACCGGGACGACGCGCACCTGATAGAGCACCGTCCGGTCCGTCTCCCAGAACCAGGTGCCGGGCCGGTATTGCGCGGGGTCGTTCTTTTCGTCGATGCGGTCTGCGTGCGTCCCCTCGAGATAGATCCGGGTGCCGATATTCAGAATCCACTGGAAGAGGGATACCCACGGCACGGTCAGTAATCGCCGTTCGTCCACCACTTCGTTCTGAAGGGGTAGCGGGATCGGCAGCGGGGATATCTGTTGCGTCGAGGCGGCAAAGCGCTCGCTGCGGGTCATCCCGCCGAATCGTCGCATGGTTTAGCGCGCTATTGTTGCGGGATTCTGCGGAGGATCGGCCAGGTGCAGATAGCCTTCGATAATCCCCTGCGCTCCCGTCAAGGAGTCGAGCAGGTACAGTTCGTACATACGGTCCCGCGCCCGACCCAGCCTTCGGTACTTGATCTCGTGCTTGAACGGCGCGACTGTTCGTTCGTTCGACCACGTTGTATTGTCATCGTAGAGATACCGCATCGTCACCGCACTAGATCCGCTGGTCAGTAATCGCAGGTAGTGGTGAAACAGCCACTGCTGATCGGCTTGCGTATAAGGCGCTGCGCGATACCGGCGGATGCGGTTCCCGTCGTCGCCGTAGATGTGCAAGCCCTGCTCGTAGATCTTGGTGTGGTCGCCATCGGGGAACGGTGCTTCCGAAGTGCGGGCCACGATGTGCTTGCCGAAACAGAACGCATGGAATGAAGCCCCGCGCCAGTGCTCCCAGTGATCCGCGTTCCACCTTGCCCGCTCGTGCCACATGTTGGTCGAGAGGTTATAGACCAGGCACGCCTTCGCCTTCGGGAAGCTCAGCACATAGAACGTGTGACCGTTCTCCGTATACCCCGAGCCAGTAATACACTGGTCCGTTCCCAAGTCCAGATACGTCTTGATCAGATACTCGATCGCCTGGTTCGAGATCGGGACCGGCGTGTATCCTTCGGTTCGAAAGACCCGTCCGTAGCCGTGCTCGTTCATTCCCAGCCAATACAGCTTCCGGTCAATTCTGGTCACACTCCACGGGGCCATCGTGCCCTGGTCGATCGTCGCGCCGTCGATGGGGGCGAACGGAAAGTCCGCATTCCCGCTGTCGTACCAGACACTGATGGATCGCTGCCCAAACAGCCACAGGTGCCCTTCATGCGCCTCTAACCGCACCTTGCGGTCGACCGGCCCCTGCGATTGGGCAGTATCGAGCGGGTCCCACGTCAATCCCGGTGTCGATCCTCCCGAGATCTGGATTGTCTGCCCATCCGCCAACAGGATTATGTAATACCCATCGAGATAGACAACTGAGATCGCCCCGTCGTAAGTCTTGTGCGAGACACCACCGGTCGCGTACCAGATCTGATCGCCACTTGCGACTAACAGGCTCGTCCCGTTGGCAGCGAACTGCACCGGGGTTGCCGCGCTGAGGACGCCACCGGTTACCGCCGTGGCTGCACCGCTCGAGAAGATCTCGAACAAGCCGCCCTGAGCTACGGCGAACAAGCGGTTATCCCCCGCCCACAATCCGCGGATCGGCGGGTTGGTTAACGTCGTGAAGACCTGCAATCCGGGTATCGGGGCGAGCTCGACTTTGCTTTGTGCTGTGCCGGAGGTGTCTACGATGGGAAACCAGTTGGTTACGCGACTGCAACTCCATAAGGAATCACGAGTTACGTCTATGCCGCCACATAGACTAAATGGATTAATCATGATACAATAGTCAATTGGTATCCGACAGTAAAATCTGGAAGCCGGTTCCGAGCCTTAAGAATATCTATGAGGTCAGCAACTGCGGCGATATCAGAAGAGTCTCTGTTAAAACGAAACTCTCTATTGAAGATGTGGACTTAATACGCTCCGATCGAGAGGCGGGCAGAAGCTGGCAATCCATCGCTGACAAGGTTGGCGTCTCGAAAATGGCCGTCCGAAAGGCTGTAAGGCCCCGGTTATTCAGTTTTCGAACTCAGTACAGACAACTGAAACCGCAGAAGTCATCGCATGGATATCCTATGTTGCGGGTTTCCTTGGATGGCATCCCACGCACTGTCGTAATGCACCGACTAATAGTTGAAGTCTTCCTGGGTCCTATCCCGAAGGACATGGAAGTTAACCATAAGAACGGCAAACGAGATGATAATCGCATTGAGAATCTGGAAATAGTCACCTGCTCAGAGAATGCGCGTCACAAGATCGATGTTCTCGGCTATAAACATATTGGACTAAAGGGGTCAGCTTGCCCCTCGTCAAAACTTAACGAAGCAAACGTAGCAGAGATCAAGGCCCTCAAGGCTACAGGACACACCAACGCATCTTTAGCAGAACGCTTTGGAGTGAAAGACCGGGCGATTAGAAACATACTAGCCCGGCGAAGTTGGAAGCATTGCCCTTAATCGCGATGCGGACCAAAGCGAATCGCGGGTAGCGCTGGTTTCGCCGCAAAGGTTGAAAGGCGATATGGGCATATATACGTCTAGCTAATTTGCCAGTACATCAGCGAAACGCCGAGATCCGTGCCGCCGGCGGCGCAGGAGATGAAGAACCCGATCTGATCCGGCCCTCCCGTCATCCAGTCGCCGCGGAGCCGTGTGTCGAATACTTCCCAGTTGATGCTATCCGGCGAATAGCTTGCGATCAGGTTGGTGCCGTTGTCCTGAATCCGCATCCAGAAATACGGCGGGTAAAAGAAACTCCACCACCACTGATTCGACGTCACGATAATGTAATCCGCGGAGAAGGACGTGCCGGTGTTCCACTTGCTGTTGGCGAGGAACGTTCCTTGTGAATTATTTTGCCCCGCCGTGAAGGCAACAAGCTTTCCGCTCGATGCCTGCCGGAAGCAGATGCCAAAACGCATGTCCTTCGACACCATCGGCCACCACTTCACCAGCTTTGCTGTCAGTGTGTAAGGCGCGGCGGGAGCAGTCCGGTAGCGGATACGGATGGTGCCCCCGGCATCGGCAACGCTGCGAATGCGCTCTATGCCGCTACCGCTTTGTATAGTTGCTGTCCCCTGGTTATCCCAGGACCAGCCCGCGGAGGGAACATTGCCGTCCACCGGGAGGCCATAGCTTCCTACAATCGTGACGTCTGTGCGGTTATTCGCCGCGTCGTCAGTTACCACCACGCCCGTGCCGGTAAAGTTGAGCCCTGCGCGTTGCGTCAGAGCCGCACTACCCTCGTCGTGGATCGTGTGTCCGCCGCTTGCAACGGTCACGTTGGTGCGGTTGTTGGCTGCATCATCCGAAGCCGTCACGCCAGAGCCAACGAAGTTGAGCGCGGCACGCGCCGTTAGTGGCGTGCCCTCCTCCTGAATCGCTGGGGTGGGCCCAGCCGGTCCGGGCGCTCCAGCAGGCCCCGCTGCGCCGGCAGGTCCGGTGGCTCCGGCAGGTCCAGTGGCGCCAGCGGGTCCAGTCGCGCCAGCAGGTCCGGGAACGGTGCTGTCGGCGCCAGCAGGCCCAGCCGGTCCTGGGGGTCCACCCGGAGTCCCCGGTATGCCTTGCGGCCCGGTGGGTCCGGGTGGCCCCGGAGGTCCGGGAATCGGTACACAGTTAGACATATGCTGATATCAGATGGCAACTCAAGATGGCAAGATGGACCCTGCCACAAGGGCACGGTTAGAACAGCGGGAGAAGCGCTTACACCTCGACTTACTCGCCTGGTGCGCTAAAGAGAACCTAGCAGTAACTGTCGCTGCAGATATCGTAACCGCAGCCGCCGAACCCGGAATCCATCTCGGGGATCGGGCTTGAGTTAAACGACTTGACCGCAGCCTTGCTGTCGATGGCCCGCTGTTCGATCACCTGCAACAGGTTATTCGGGATCTTCATCATGATGAGTGCCGCCGGCGCGAGTTGCAACGCCAATCCCCAACGCAACGCCAGCGCATACCCGGGAGGAAAGCCGTATTGCGAATCAAGATCCGCAAACCCGGAGAGCGTCTGCCAACTCTGCAATGCCAGCGACTGTCCGTCAGACGGTGCGGGGTTAATGCGGACATTCGCGTTCGGATACGCCCGGTCGATGTGGATGCCGCAGTTGCAGCCGCAGTCCATCCACCCGGACCGCAAGACCAACTGATGGCAGTTGCCGTCCGCGCATCCGCACCCGCAATCGCACGCGACTAACGCAGCGCTCATCACCCGCTGCGGCCGTTCGCCGCTGAGCGTTCCGCCTGGTCCCAGCGTATAGGAGCCAACGCCCGCAGTCAGCGGATACACACTCCGCTGTAACGCGGGGATCATCAGCGATTCGGTGTTCCAGCTATCGACCATGTCGTTGAGCAGGCCGAATGCATCTTCATGGCCCTCAGGGCTGGTCTGCTGTCCTGGACGCAAGACACCGAGGGCTCGGTACGCATCGTAGATCAGCCGTCGCGCCGTGACGCTACCGGTCCCGCCGCTGCCGTTGCTACCGCCCCAGATAGCGGAGTTCCAGAGGGATTGGTTAAACTGAGGCATTACTGTGGTCCTGTTAGTTGTCGCTTCACTTACGCTAATCGCGGTCTTCTCGTTCTTTTCGCTACTGCTGTTTGTCGGCGCTTGGCCCGGTCGAAGCTGACTCAGGTGTAACTGGGCCACCACTGTGAGTCGACCGCATCCCACACCAACTCCAAAGCCCTGCCGGCAACGGCGGTGCCGGCCACCCGGATATTGCCCGCGGTGGTCCAGGTGAAACCGGCCACCGGAAGCAGGGTCAGTTTTTGGGAGAACGTGTCTGGCACGGTAATGGTGTTGATGGGAGTCGTTCCGAGGATGATGGTCACCGGGTTGACCGGAGATATCGTTGCGGCAGCGTTGATGGGCGTGGCAATCACGTCGTCGATCCCCTTGTTGCCGACCACATAGCGGTTAACGCCCTTGCCGGATACCGGGACGTTTATCGACTTGAAGGTGTTGCCGATCACCGCGGTATCTACCGCTGCGGCGTTGATCTGGACGCCCGTGCCGCCGATCATCAGGTGATTCGAGCTGACACTGGTCGCCCTTGCGCTTGCCCCCACCGCTATGAGTACGGGTATTTCCGGGGTGCCGCCCCCGTTCATGTGGTTCCCCTCGATCATCACGTTCGCCCCGTTGGTGTCGACCAGCGGCACGGAGGACGAGCCGGCCCCCCCGGTGATGAGGTTGGAGGAAAAGAGCACCGAGTCGGTACTGCTGGTCAGCTTCAGCGGATTCACGTTCGCGGCGGGATTCAGCGACATCCAACAGTTAACTATCTGCAGGTTGGCTACATTCTGCGCGTAGACGCCCGCACCCTCCATGTCGCACTCCGAGACGAAGTAGTTGCTCTGCGCCCCTCCACCTGAACCGGGAGGCATGGCAGGGCCGAAATAGATGGCCGCGGTGGTGCAGCCGTTCATGATGCAATCCCGGAACTCGAGCCCTGACGTCCAGTCGCCGATGCGGAACGGGTTGCCGACGATATCCGCCGTCTCGCAGTGCATCAGGTTACAGGTGATCGACTGGTTGCCTGCATCCTGGCCCGAGATGAAGACCGCGTGGCTACGAGTCGCTTTGATGTAGTTGTTCCACAGGTTGACCTGGATGGCCCGGTAGAGGTTGATGCCGCCCCAGATCAGGTTGTTGCCGTAGATATAGCAGTCGCGGATCTCGCACCGGCCCGCATTGCGGACGTTGATCGCCCACCCTGAAGTCCAGGCTGCGCTGGTGGTGGAGAAGACCAACCCCGAGACGACTGCTGTCACAGTCCCGGCCGCCCCGTTGTCGCCGATCCAGATGCAGTCGGTATTAATTGATGCCTGCTTGATCTCGCATCCCCAGATGGGCACTCCCTCAAGTTCATGAGCATCCGCGAGCCAGATCGGCGCGTGGATGGTGGTGACCTGCTGGGTCACGGCGACATAGCGCGAGAGGTTCAGCGCTTCCTCGATGCCCGCGGTCGCGCTTGAGATCCTCCAGGCCCCACTGTGCGCGAAGGCGCAGGTAACAATCACCGTGCCGGATGCCGCGCCCGATACCGCGGTTCCCCCGGTAATCTCGACAGCTTCCGGCGTTCCCGTGCCCTGATCGATCCAGAGAAAATGGTGTTTGTCCGTTCCATTGACTCCTTGCGGCACCGGGGTCAGCGTGATCACGTTCGCGCCTATGATCAGGTTGCCGCCGGGAAGCTGCGGTGTGAAGTTGTAGGCATGCGCGATGATCGTAGACCCGCTGCCACCCGAGCCACCGACGTTGCTCAGGTTCGGGCCGAGGGCTTGCTCGATCGCCTCGACTTCGGCAACCAGAGCGTTATGATGCCACGCATCGATATTCGACTTGAGCACCGATCCCGAGGCGTGCGATGACGGCTGCGTGCCGTCGAAGCCGCGGACCACTGTGATGTTATTGCCGCTGACGGACGACACGCTGACGATCTCGCTGTCAATCGACAGCAGCATGTCCTGGACGATCCGCGAGGTGTCGCCAAGGGTGAAGATCGTGTCGCCGGAGCCGACGTTGCCGCGCAGGGTAGCCTCGACGCGGTTGGCGGCCACCTTCAGCGAGGCGTCGGTGACAACGCTTCCGGGGTAGCGGGCAACGGGACGGACCAGCGTCCCCTGCATCAGACCAACGCAGTTGTCGCCGTTAGTAGTAGTCATTTCGAGTTGTCGTCCTTTTGCGCTGAAGCGAATCAAGAAGCTGCGGGTACAGCCGCCGAAGCCACGCCCTGCCCGATAGCTGCGGCGTTCATGCTGGCAATCGCAGTCGTCGCCTGCGCTACCCCAGATGCAACTTCGGGCGGTAACGCCGAGCCGTATTCGGGGGCCAGCACCCCGGCTAATCCAAAGCGGAGGGCCTGTTCATATCCGGGTGGCAGGTTGATCGTATCGGCTAGCGAGGCGAACTGCGCGAGCGGACGCAAGACGTACACGTTGAGTGTGCTGCCGAATCCCGGAGACGGCCAGAGGAAGATGGACCCGACAGGGTAGCCGCCATCGTAATAGAGTTCCTTGGCGAACTTCGAGGTAGCCGTCCGGTCCTTGGGCTGGGTCCATTGCTGCGAGTTGACGATCGCTACCGGGAAGCTGACCCCACCATTGATCACCTGTGCGGAGAGAATCCTTACCGGACGTGTGGGGAGCGGATACAAGGCCGCTCCGGTCAAGTCGATTCCCTCTCTCGATTCCTGATATACAGGCACGCCCGCCGCGGACCAGCTCCCGATGAGTTGGTTTAAAGCGGTGAGCGCGTTATCCGATTCGGTCGCGGTTGGCTGCTCGCCCGAGTCGAGCACGCGAATCAGGCGCAGTGTGGAATTGATAAATTCCTGCACGGTTGGCATATTTGTCCTCTAAAATAGATAAGGGCCTGCGCTGCTTCTAACAGCCCAGACCCGCTGCACCAAAGCCCGATGGAGGGGCTACGATGCCTACCCAACCTACCAGATTCGAGTACCTGCTTGAAGCACTCAAGCACCCACCGGCAGATGAGTCAACGTGTATGGAGTGGCCCTATGCATTGAACCGTGACGGCTACGGTCGCCTGAAATCGGCAATGGGAACATGGGCCCATCGCGCTGCTTATATTCTTTACTACGGTCCTTTGTTACCCGGGCTTTGGTACATCTGCCATCACTGCGACAACCCTAAGTGCTTTCGCCCTTCCCATTTATTCCTTGGAACACCTACCGACAACATGCAGGACTGCAAGCATAAAGGCCGCTACAGAGTCCGCCCCGTATACGGAGCAGGAAACGGACGCAGTAAAGTAACCGAAGCCCAGATAGGGGAGATAAACACAATGTATCTTTCCGGCAACTTCCAGAAGAAAGATATTGCAAAACAATTCGGAATTAACGCTTCAACGCTAAGGAAAATCGCTACTCGGAAACTCTGGGCTCATCGCACCGATCTCGAGTGGGATAAGCCCTAGTCTTCACTTTCCCTTGTGTTTTGGTTCGTCCTGGGCTTTTACTTCCCCGCGATTCGCCTCAGTGCGATTGTGCCTCGCTTCATCTTCGCGCTCCCGCCGTTTCTCGATCTGCTCCGGTGTCTCGACCGGCTTGAACTGCGGCCGCGGTACGTCCGTGGGGCTGATGGCCCGCATCGGTGCGTTATCGGCGTGGCAGTCAAGCGACTGGTTGAGTTGCACGTAATCGAGGGATAGCCGCCGGCCGTCCCGGATCGCCTCCGCCTTCTCCTGCAGCGTGAAGTTGCCGGTGCGGGAACGGGTCGACATCGGATCGGTGGAGCCGTGAGGCGCATCGGCCCATGGTCCTCCGGGAGCGTTCACCTGCGCCGCTTCCTCTTCCGGGGTGTTCACGGCGACGACATCCCCGTTGGGCGCGAACATCATTTTAGGGTAGTCTTTGTGCTGGTATTCCAAAGTCCAGCCTTCCCCTAATGCGTCGAATTCTTCCTTACTACCGACTACGCGGGGCGGTTCGGTCGCGTGATAGGCATAGCGGGGCCAGAGCGTGATCTGCATCGGGCCGGCGGATGTGCTGTACGCAAATCCGGTCTGATCGAGTTGCAAGGTGCCATCAAATTCTTGGGCCATAGTAATCTCTCCTTAACTGATAATCCGGCATGCCAACTCTGGGTAAATCGCGGCCACACCGTATAAAACGTCTAATCTTGTTGGGAAACTGTCATCACAAATCGAATATTGACGTACCATGCGAACCGAGACGCCCAATTGGTCATCGCTGACGCGAGCTGCCATGTCCACGCCGTCCGGTAGCGGTAAATCGGCAGTCGCGTATGTAAATGCGTCCTTGTGGAATGCAAGCGCCTGCGCGGTCTTCGAGTTGGCGGTGAAGATCATGGTCAGCGGTGCGCTGGCCGCAGGGCTGGCGGTCACGGTCTGCGATGCGCCGGTAGGTGTGATCGGCGGATAGATCGGGATGGATGCCGTGCCATCTGCCGCGCTCGACACATCGGCAGTGACCGTAAACGTCCGGAGGTATCCGAGATCCTGGTGGTTCTGCCCGTTGACTGCATTCACCAGAGGGAGCGTGAACAGGTCGCCTTTCTTCAAGCGCGGAGCCGCCGCTGCGGTGAAGCCTGACACGAGCAGTGTCGAGCCCACCTGAGAGCCGCCTGCCACAATCGGTGCGCCGCCGTACGCGCCTGCTGTATGGGTCCTCGTATTCTGATCCATGCACCACTTGAATCCGCCCGTGATCCCCATGGTGCCCTTCTCGTATTGATCCTCGATTTGATCAGCCGATTGGAACAAGCCTTTCAATGCGTCCACAATCGTGGCTTGCTGGATCGGATTTACAACAACTGCGCGTTGCCCATCGCGAGGGGCCATGTTGTCGTCGAGCGCTACGCCGGCCATCAGGTAGGTAAGCAGCGTATTCGGAACGGTTCCCGCCGCACCGACCACATTGGGCACTGTCTGATAGAGGCCCATCATGTCGAAATCGATCTTGTTCGCGACTACCGCGACTGCGGGCTTCAGGATGCGTTTGCTGAAGTCATCGATCGACAACGCCAGTTCGGCTGATGTGAACGTCAGGTCCACGCCGAACTGCGTCGTCAAGGCGAGAGGTACTGACGTCTCGACGACATCTTCCACCGCGCACACGCGGCCCGTCCTGCCGATGTACTTCGGTGGTTTTCTAATGTTTAAAACAGATCCGATTTTTGCGCCGCTGCGGGCGAACTGGTCGCTGTACGTGGTGCTTATCTGCTTGGTAAAGCAGAGGTTGTTGGTCAAGATCCTCGCAGCTTCGCGAGTGATCATAGACATCGTCAATAATGTCTGGGGTATATGGCTACCGATCCTTTTGTGGTTTGCAGCATCAGCGGAAATGCCGATGTGCTGGGTTCGGAGTTAACGGTTTCCCCGAGCTGCTTTGATCTGCCGTTCCCGCGCGCGGATGTAGTCGCCAAGGGGCAACTGATCCATCGGCACGGTAGAGGTCGCGCCTGCACCGTTTCCGACCGGCCGGATCGGATTAGGTGCGCGCGACACCGGCTTCACTCCGCTACTCGGAGCTGCCGTTTTTGCAGGTTCCAGCCTCGCCTTGAATTCGCCCAGCGCGGTTAACGCGCCAACGGGATCGAGACTTGCGATCCTGGCGAAGTCCTCTGGTCGCCGTGCCAGCTCGTAGGCCAGCTTCGGTCCGAGGGCATCCGCCATGATCGCCTGCTGCAAAACGGGTGTGAGGTTGATGTGATCGACGGACTCGAGTACGTCTTCAAAGTCCGGTGCTTCCGATTTAAATTGGCCAACACGTTGTTGCCAGCCAGTTAATCTTTCCTGCTGCTGCGCGGCCTGGTGCCGCTGCTGCTGCACCGCATGCTCCTGCTGCAGCCGTGCCTCGAGCTTCCAGTCGGTGAGCTTGTCGAGGTACTCGTCGTAGGAATCGAACTGATCCTGTCTCGGACGTCCGTCGGCTACGGGTTGCGGCTGCGGTTGTTGCGGTTGTTGCGGTGGTCGCTGCTGTTGCTGATAGCTGAGCTCGTGGAATCGGCGCGCTAAGTACTCGTTCTCGCGGACCAGGCGTTCGATCTTGCGCTGGAAGCCGCCCGTGCGTTTCGGCTTGGCAGGCTCTTCGTCGCCTTCCTTCTCTTCCTCGCCGTCGCCTTCTTCTTCGGTTTCTTCTTCCGCTTCGTCAGGTTCTGCTGGCTTGGCCGGTGCTGGCGCTTTGACCGCCTGTTCCTGCTGCTCTGCCGGCGCTTCGGTTTCGATGCCGGCGGCGGCGTTGACGGCTTCCTGCGAGTCGGTTGTGGATGAGACTACAAGAGACATGGGTACCTTTGGGCTATGTATTTATAGGGTTTATGGTTGCTACGATGGAATCAGCCGGTAAACCATCCGGCAGGAGAAACTAATTGACCGAGAGTGTTCTGATTGCCCTAATTAGTGCAGGTGGCATGTCGCTTACCGCCATCACCGCACTCCTTCTCAACTACCGAGGCTTCAACAGCATCGAACGCCGCTTAGAGATCATCGAGAAAGACCTGAAAGACTTCTTCCGGGAGTTGTCGAGCCATGACAAACGCATCGCTGATCTGGAGAAAGCCAAATGACCGACTCGCAATTGCTGGTCTTGTCGGTTGCCATTGTATTTCCCATCTCCGTGTTGATCTTCCAAATCGGTATGGTTGTCGCGGCTATTAATCGTTTAAACGACACGTTGCAATCAGCACGGTCTACCATGCGATCTAGCGACGTGTCTCATCTTCGCTGAGTGCCTTCTCTGTGCGAAGCGGAGCCTCCGGGTTGGTAACCTGGCAAAGCGGGTAGGTCAAGCCCGTTAGGAGAAAATCACTTGTCCGACAATCCCAACCCGCCTGCTACCAGGGCGGATATCCAACATCTTGCAAACCTAATCATCCATTTGACAGACCGCATCAAGCGTATGACTCGCAAGTTAGAGGGCAAGCCCGCTTAATCCCCTCCACCAAACGACCCATTCGGCGGCTTCTGCTGTTGCTGCTCTTTCTTCGCTCCCAACTTCATCTGTTCCGCGGTGATCTTCGTTTCGGCATTCAACTGCGCGATGCTCTCCTGCGACTCTACCTTCTGATCGGTCTGCAATACGTCCGAATGAATCTTGCCCGCATCCCGCATGATGTCCGTCTGCGCCTTCATCTCCGCCAGCATTTGCTTACTCTCGATATCCCGCATCTGCATCCGCTCCGCCGAATCGATCTGCAGTTTCTGGGTACGGATGATCTCGGTAGCCTGCTGCAACTGCGCTTGCAGTTCCTGGGCCTGCATCTGCATCTGCTGCATCGCGGCCTGGGCTTGGGGCGGGATCGGCGGTTCGCCCTCTTTGGGTATATCGGGAGGTCTGATGCGGTCTGCGATGGCATCGGCTCCCGGCCAGTCCATCGCGGTGACCAGCAGGTCCGCATACCGCGGCACCAGCTCCGGAGCCACCTGGGCGAACTGCATCATGCTCTCGGCGCTTTCCTGGCGCTTGGTGGCGTAGGATGGCCCGACCGCTACCGCTACGTCGTAGCGTCCCGCGGATAGATCGTAGAACTTTTCCATCCCGCTGTTCTGCTGCCGGAATGGCGCGTTCACCGGGACTGATTTCTCCGTGCCATCCTCGCCGATGATGCGGACCACGCGGCCAGGCCGGTCGTAGATCTTCGGGATCAGGTCAACCAGGATCCTGCCCTCGTGAGTGATTGCCGTGGTCAAGTTGTCGACGTAGTGATAATTAGCGACATCGCCCTGCATCTTACGGGCGCGTATGCCAATGCCGGATGTCTCGTTGCTTCGGTTGCCCAGCGATGCGTCATAGATCCCGGTTGCGGCCTTCATGTGATCGACCGCGACCTGCTCGGCCTGCGTGATGGCTTGTACCGGAGGTTCGTACACCTGCCTTTGTGGCGGGGGAACAAGCTCCTGTCCTACCGCTTTCGGCTTATAGATCAGGTACGGATAGTTGCGGGTATTCGCCTGCGCCCATTCCTGCTCATGGTTCTCTGTCTGTCCTTCCGCCACCATGTACGGGGCTCTCGGTGCGAGTGCAATCGTCTCGGTCTTGCAGGACTCCCAGTAGTTGAGCATGCGCTGCGGGTCTTTGGCGTTACGCACCATGCCGCTTAGTTCCGTCTCGCCGTCGATGTCGTATTCTTCCCCTAGGACCGCGATTACGGGTATCCATTGGCCCAGCCAGTCTGCTTCCTCCAAGACTTGGCAACCGTCGATCTTGCACCACTTGACCAAGGGCATGTCGGTGGTGCGCTGCGCGATGATGTTGGTTCCTTCGGGGACCTGCTCGAGCGGCATCACCGTGCCATCGGCCAGCATCGCTATCGGCGTGGGGACCATCTCGCGGCTGAAGTACTCGGCTATGCGTACACCCTTCTCGAATCTCCAGAAGGGTGCGTCGTCGCCTAAGCTGCGGAAGTCTTCCGCGGAGTACATGTCCTTATCCGGGAACTGCGCTTTGAACTCGTCCTCCGTCAGGTCTTCGACGATGAAGCAGTACCGCGCATCGCTGTAATCCGGTTCCTGGCAGGCTGGGTCCATGTAGACCGTGGCCGGGTTCTTGATGCGTTTGATGTAGATCTCCTGGTCGAATCCCATCGGGTCCGCGAAGTCGGTGACGATGCGGTAATAGCCTCGTCCGCACACCACGGCGTAGAAGGCTGCGTAGGATCTGGCGGTATCGGCTTTCGACTGCCGTTCGATGTGGCGGATGAGGCCTTGAAAGATCTCTGCGGTTTCCTTGTCCCCGGTATCGTCTACCGGGCTGACGTTCGGCGCTGGCTTGTTCTGCCGGATCTCGTTTGTGACCTGGTGGACGAACTGCGGCATGCGGTTCAGCGTGAGGCAGGGGCGCTTGTCCATCTCGCGCTGTCTACGTACGTTGTCTGGCCACTGGCCTTCTCCCTGGTAGAATTCCAAATCTTGTTTTTGGAGGGCTCGCAGCCTGCTTTCGGACTCCGCGCTGAGCTTGAAACGCTCTCTGGCCGTGGACAGGAAGTCGTCCTCGTCCTTCGTCTTCTTGTACGCCATTGTGTTAGCAGTTGCAGCTCTTCTTATCCGCGCAATCGCAGCTCTTCTTCTTCGCACGCCGTTCTTCGCTTAATCCGATCGCGATCGCCTGGGGCCTTGATTTGACCTTATCCCCGCTACTGCTCTTCAGGTCGCCCGTGTTGAACTCGCTCATCACCTTGGATACCTTGTCCCCCGGCTTCTTCCTGCCTGCTTTGCGGGATACGACGTCGTCCGTCACTGCCGTCCTGGTCAGTGATTTGTTCATGGCAATTCTCCTCAATAGAAACGGTATGCGAGCCGATCAAATCGGCATCTCCGCCGTCGCCACATCTCACCCACGCACGCACAAATCCCGCGCTACGCCTGATTGCGTTGCCCGTTGCGTCGTAGAGCACGTATCTCGTCCTCGATCAGTTTGCGTTCACAGCGCCAGTCATAAAGCCACAACAAGACGCCATCGATGTCCGGGTAACCGGATCGCAGCGTGGCTTCCGCTTCCGCTATCTCTCGGTCGCAGCGTGCTAGTTCCTCGATCAGTCTCTGATGACGTGCGTCCCGAACGTCTTCTCCCGCATGCAGATCAGGCAGAACAACGGGGACTTCAGGAACTCTTCCGGCCCGTGCATCACATGCCCGCATTCGAGCGTAGCCACGAAGTAATCGTGCGCTTCGCACCATTCCGCTTTGAGTACACGTCTCAGGCATCGCTTGGCTGCGCGAACCAGCACATCACTCATCACGTCAACTACAGAACCACCCAAACACCTTGCACAACCACCGGTGGAAACTGCCATACAGCCGCTCCGGCGCCGGGGACGGCGGATACGGCGTGATCGTCTCCGGCGTCCAATTCGCGATCGGCGACTCGGCGCCAAACGATACCTGATCGAT